TGCTAATCCTGTAAGAGTAACTGGTATTGGTTCGCCCCAAGGACCCTCATCCCAGGCACCTCGACCCCAACCAGTAATATTAGCCATAGTAGGCTAGATTAGGCTATTCTTATAATAGCTGTACTGGCTGCTGCTGCTGGAAAAACTATAGTAAAGTCACCTGCGGTTGATGTTTTATCTCCACCAAAGTCTATTGTTGCTACTGACTTATCGCTATTAGTATCGTTATAAATCATACAACCTCTTGCTGTAATAGTAGCTGTACCAAAGGTTAAGTCTGCAAAATCAGTAAAACCTGTAGTGCCAGAACTTGTTGGTGCTACTTTAGTGAGTGCAGAACCGCCAGAAGTATAGTTTGTACCGCTTACTTCATTTGTAGTTGTAAATGCAGTTGTAGTCGCTCCTAATGTTGCAGAGCTTGTGTATAGAGCAAGTTTAAAAGCATTACCATTTGTTGCAAAATTATGTGTTGCTGTTAGTAGTTCTTTTTTAAAACTTGTAGTTAATGTTGATGTAATGGCCATATTAAATACCTTTAATTATTTTTGCTATATCTTCGCTACCTTGACCTGATAAATCTTGTATCAAAGTTGCTTTGTAAGATTTTAACGCATTTTTTATATAAATCAAACAAACCTTATAAATCATGTCTCTGTATGCTCTGGCTTGTTCTTTTACATAAGGATCTTCACTATCACTTGCACTAACTATTTTTTCTGTAAGTCTTTCTGCCCAGAACTCTGGAGGATGTCCACCATAATTACTTGTTTTAGCCTCTATAAGACCTAATCCAGGCATACCTGCTGGTGTAATCTCATCTACCATTTGTTTGGCTCTGGTGGTTTTAGATGAGAATCATGCCTATCTATAAGTACTGGTTGTTGTGATTTTCTTGTTATATCAAGATTATTAATTCTTTCTAACTTCAAACCATTTTCATCTGCCATTACGACCAAAGGATTACTTAATCTATGGTAACCGTATAGTTTTTGTTCTGCTGGTACATCAGTATCAAGTAAACCTGACGTGTGTGCTACTTCAACTTGCATACCGTTTGCTATACATTTACTTAACCAAAACTCGGTACAACCCCTACCTGCTTCAGCAAAATGTAAATTGCCTTTATATGAGAAATCAACGCCAAACATCTTTAAAACTGATACTTCATTCCATAACGCAAAGGCTATAGCATAAGCAACCGTATTGTTTAGGTAATAACAGTTTAGTTGTGTTACAACCTCTTCTACAGGATATTCAACCAACCCAGGACATCTGTCATCTAATTCACAAGTATAAATAGGTCCTTCATGTTCTTGTAGCATATTTTTCATGCTTTCAGTTTGTCCACCTGCATCTTCTGTATCTAAGAATCTAGATGCAGGATCCATCATAAATACCCTATCATGATAAATTACTGTACCTACACCATTGATTGCCCACACTTCATCAAAGTGAACACCGTGTGATTTTGCTAAATTATAATCAAACCAGCTTTTACCTAGACCAACTATGGCTACTGATTTGCCCTTAAGACTTTCAATTTTTTCCATGTATTTTTAAGATACCGTTGTCCTCAAAGAATCATAACGGTATTCATCTCTCCTGCCGCGAGCTTCTGCAAGGTTTTTAAGCCTTGTTATTTCAAGTAAAAAGCGTTGCTCGTACTGCTGTTGCATATCGCTTTCACCCTTTAAAAAAGTATTAGCCTCTACTAAAGATCCATATAATAAAGCATTTCTAGCATTGTTAGAAATCCATGTGCCTGTAGTGTCTGTAACTAATGAATTAGGTTTAAATAAGTAATGTAATTCTACGCTGTAGTCAGCATCAGGCACAGGGCTTACAATCAAAGTAGAGCCATTATTAGAGGCTGTAGATAATTCTTTATCAAAATCTGCATAATACAAAGGCTGAGCTCTAGCTGTAGTATCTGTGGGATCAACACTAAATTCCCTCATAAAGGTTGGGTGTTTTTTATCCAAATATTTATAATCACCATTGCTGTCTATTACTGCAAGAGAAAAGCTCATTTGAAAATCTGTAGGAGCTGTTAAGTAGGTATTACCAGTAGTTAAATTACCAGTCACGTTTTTACGAAAAAAATCAAATTGTATAAGCTCAAATATTCTTTCTTCTGCATTTTTAATAAAATCATCTAATGTAGCTACAAAAGTAGTTTCTGTGTTTTCTACATAATTTTGTATGAGTGTTTTCAGCTCTGATAATGTCATGTGACTATTGTAACCTCGCCTACGCCACCTGTCATCTCACTAACTGTGAAGTTAGTCGGTAAAGTAGATGGATTTAAAAAATCTGGTTTAAAATTATTTGACTGCACAACAACAACAAAACCTTCTCCTTCTTCTTCATCATTATTTGGTCTTGGTCTATATAATGCTTCTGGATCTGCTGTTGCTGTTAAAGGTTCTAGCTGTGGATGTTTTGGTTCATAACAACTTGGACAAGTTTTTAAACCATTCCATTCTTCTTTTAGTTCATTTAATTTATATTCAAACCCACACCTATCACATAAAGCTTTTGCAAATTTACCAAGTGCGTATGCCATTAATTCATCCTAATATCTGGTCTAACTCTAAATGAAGCCCTATCTTCATCCTGGTCAGCTGCTCTACGGAATTCTTCTTCGTATAAAGACTTTAACTGTGGTGTTAATTGTGGGTTTTTCTTCAATGATAGGTAATAAGCTAAACCTGCTACAAAACAAGGATAAAATCTAAAAGGCATATCCATAGTATTCGTAGCTTTATCAGCATCATCCATACGCACAAGTTTATTAAAAACCAATACATCTGTACTGTTTTCGGGGGCAGGCCATATTTGAAGTGCTGGTGTATTAAGTTTATCAAAAAAGAATTGTGATGGTCTTGCTTTGGTTGTTTTATTAGGAATGTTTAGATATTCACTTCTACTAATACGATTCATGCTTATATCTGTTTGTGTCTGGTTTATTGTTCTACGTAGAACAACGTCTAAAACATCTATAACATTAGCATTTAAAGAATAGCTTGAGGTTCCCTCTGTAACTGTTTGTGTAGCTTGTTCTATAGTCCATTGGTTAAGACCTCTGTTAGCCCACTCTGCAAGCATTAAATTTACGCTACGTATTGCTGTTTTAAGATCATAACCTGTTCTTAATTCAGCTCCACATCTTTCGTAAGCTTCTTCAATAAACTCTGTTACGTTGGGTTCAAAATTTGTACTGCCTGATAATGCCATTATTTATTATCCTCTTGGTTATACAAATTATCAAATGTTATATTTGGATCTATATAACTCTCATGTTTTTCTGCTGTGTGAATCCATTGACTAGGCGAAAAGTCTGGAGCACCTTCTCCGACTCGCCATAAAGCAGGATTTGTTGCTCTTACTCTATTATTAGGTAAAGCTACAAAATTTCCTGTGTATTCACCTGCGTCAGTTAAGTATAGCACATGACTTTGTTTATGCTGTGCTGAATCATCAGCAATACTGTTTTCAGTATAATCAACGGTAAACATATATGTTCCTGTATAAAACTCACCACCTATTTTACATATCCATGGAGAAGAGCTAACCCTATCTAAAACTACTACAGAATGATGATGGCTTAAACAATCCCAGGGTTGTGCTAAATGATCTTGCATGGGTTGTGGCCAGTCTTGTAATGGCACATCAGCAACTAATGCTTGTATTGGCATACGTGCCCACATAGCACCTCCATGTACGTTTTCATCTGGATAACCCTCAAAGTCTGTCTCACAACCAGTAAAAACAACTTGAAAAGATAAGGATCTATCAGGAATGGTATTGACTGCAAACGCTAAAGCGTGCAAATATTCACCGTGATAGTTTTGATGATTTGCTGTAAATTCTTTACGCACCCAACATTTAAACTGTGGGATGTTCGATATTAAATAAGACAAAATAACCCCCGTTATTTTAAGTTAAACCTTTCCACCTTTTGCCATGTATTTACTTTTTTTCATGGAGCCACCTTTAGCCATATATTTAGACTTTTTCATTGCTCCGCCTTTTGCCATATATTTAGAACCTTTCATAGCACCGCCTTTAGCCATGTACTTAGATCCTTTCATAGCACCGCCTTTGGACATATATTTACTGCCTTTAACAGCACCGCCCATTGCGTAATGTTTTGTTCTTTTAAACATAATTAATCCTTTTTCTTAGGTCTGCCTCGTTTAGCAGTAGTTTTCTTTGCAGGAGCCTTTTTCTTAGGCATATTTATATAAATACGTTCATCCTTTACTGGCTCATCTGGTCTTACTTTAGCATTTAATCTAGCTTGTAATTTTGGATCCTCAGATTTTTTCTTTGGCATAATTTCTCCTAACTTATAGTGGTTACTTTTCTGCGGTTATTCATAACTTTACCACAACCTTTAGCTATAAAACCACCATTTTTCTTTTTCACTCTATTTTGTTTTGCCATAGCTCTTTCAATAGCCATTCCTCTTTTTTCTTCGTAAGAAGATAATTTACCATCTTTGTTGAGATCAGCTTTGTTTTTATTTTTAATCATAGGTCCTCCTTGTCTGACCGAAACTCTTGCTTTTTTTGTGTTTGCAACAACTGTTTTTCCTTTAGCACCAGCTTTTTTCTTTTTTCTTGCTGTAGTAGCTCTTTCTGCTTTGCTTAGACTTTGTGCTTTAGCTTTTGGTAAACAACGATCTGGATTTTTTTTATCTTTGCTTGTGCCACAAGGTCCCTTAATAGAACCGTCTGTTCCAATGCGTACCCAATTTTGTTTTCTCCATTCAGCTAATTGACCCATTATCTTAACCTTTCTTTCATAACTATGCCTTGACCTCTTACAGAAACAAAGCCACCTTTAGCTTTTTTCTTTCTTTTACTACCTTTAGCATAGTTTGGATCTTTACAGTACTTTGATGCAGCCATATTGGCATATGCTGAGGGATATGTATCAAAAGTTCTTTTAGCCCAAGCTTTTCCTTCTGGGCATATTTTACCGCCACTTTTGACCTTACCACCTTTTTTCATTTTTATTGATTGTAAAGTTTTAGCTTGAGATGCGTGTAATTTACTTGCTTTTTTTAAACCTTTTACTACTTTTTTAATTTTTGCTTTACTCATTTAACATTTCCACCTTCTTCTTGCTTGTCTAATTCTTGAATTAGGGTTGTTTCTTGTTTTAGCAGAGCTTTTTTTTAGCTGTCCAAGAGATCTTGCACAAAAAGATTTTCTTCGTTTTGCTGCTTTACTACCTTTTTTTACTTTACCAGTAACAGCTCCTTTTAATTTAGAACCAGGATTTGCTTTACGATAGGCTTTTATGCCTTTCTTGGTCATTCCCGCCCCTTTTTTAGTGGGGCGGTAATTACCACCTTTTCCAGTTGTTCTACGTATCTGTTTAGCTGGTTTTCTCGTAGCCATTCA